TTAAAAGAAGTGTATGATAAATATTTCCATCCCGATGTATTGGACATAGAAGATAAACAAACATGGAAGAATATCCAAGAAGGGAAGATTCTTAACATCTTTCAGTTTGACTCAGATATTGGAAGTCAAGCAGCTAAAAAGATTGCTCCTAAAAATATGATCGAGTTATCAGACGCAAATGGACTTATGAGATTGATGACCTCAGAAAAAGGTGCTGAAACTCCAATGGATAAATATATTCGATATAAAGGTAACATCAAACTCTGGTATGATGAAATGAAGAAAGCTCATTTAACTGAGAGTGAAATTAAATCGGTTGAACCTTACTTTAAATCTTCATTTGGAGTTCCTCCTTCACAGGAACAGTTAATGATGATGCTGATGGATGAGAATATATGTAACTTCAGTCTAGCAGAAGCAAACGCCGCCCGCAAAATTGTCGGCAAAAAGCAAATGTCAAAGATTCCTGAGCTAAAAGAAAAGATTATGAATCAGGCATCCTCCGCCATGCTAGGTAAGTATATATGGGAATGTGGAGTCGGTCCTCAGATGGGCTACTCTTTCTCCATCATTCACGCGACTGCATATTCCTTCATTGGATATCAGACTGCTTATATGGCAACTAGATGGAATCCTATATACTGGGATACAGCCTGTCTAGTTGTAAATAGTGGAAGCCTTGAAGAAGAATATGAATATGAAGTAGATGAATATGAAGATACAAAGAAGAAACAAAAGGGAACTGATTATGCTAAAACGGCAAAAGCTATTGGGGATATAATTTCTCATGGTATTGAAGTATCTCTGGTAAATATAAATACTTCTGATTATGGATTTAAACCAGATGTGGCTAATAATAGAATCTTGTATGGATTAAAAGCAATAAGTAATGTTAATAATGAAATGATAGAAACTATTAAGGCTAATCGTCCATATGAAGGAATTAAAGACTTTATGCTTCGAGTTCCGCTTAAGAAAGTGGCTATGGTGAATCTTATCAAAGGCGGAGCTTTTGATGAAATAGATCAGTATCTTAACAATAGAAAAGAAATAATGACTTATTATATATCTCAAATTAGTGAGCCTAAAAAGAAATTGAACTTGCAGAACTTTAATGGTTTGATTCTTCACGGTTTAGTTCCTAAAGAATTGGAGCTACAAATAAGAGTATTTAATTTTAATAAATATCTTAAAGCAGCTTGCAAAAGTGGAGAAAACTTCTTGTTTAATGATGAATGTCTTCAGTTTATTGAGAAGTTTATGCCTGAAGTTATGAATAGCACTTCAACAATAGAAGATAAGATAGTTATTAATCAAAAAACTTGGGATGGATTTTATCAATCTCATATGGATATTGTTCGTGCTTGGATAAAAGATAACTATAATGAATTAATAACTAAATACAATGATATGTTATTCATGGAAATGTGGGAGAAGTATGCGGGAGGTACTCAATCTAGTTGGGAGATGGATGCATTATGCTTCTACCATGGAGAACATGAATTAGCTCATATAGATATGAGAAAATATAATATTGCAGACTTTAATCAACTTATGTCTGGAGAAATAGATTATATATTTAAGAGAGGACAGAACCAGATTCCTATTTATAAATTATATAGAATAATAGGAACCGTTATCTCTAAGAATGATAATCGTCATAGTATATCTCTCTTAACTCCGACTGGAGTAGTAAGTGTCAAGTTCACAGGAGATTATTATGCTATGTTCAAGAAGCAGATAAGCCAGATTCAACCCGATGGGAAGAAGAAGGTTTTGGAAAAGAGCTGGTTTAAGAGAGGAACTAAGTTAATGCTGACAGGATTCCGAAGAGATGATCAGTTAGTGGCTAAGACCTATGCTCAAACTCCTGGGCACCAACTTTATAAAATTACAGATATCGTTGGAGGAGATATTAAGCTACAGCATGAACGTATGACAAGCTCTGGAACAATAGAAGAAGATGAATATGAAGATGAATAATGGCGGGCGCCGGGTCTACTCCAAAGAGACCCGAGGCGCGGCCTCCCGCCTAGAAAGGAAAATATGGAAGAATATAATAAAAAATATCAAGTGCTATCTTCAGATGGTGAAGTATTAGCTGATAATATGGATTTCTGTATGGCTCTTGTTTTTATTGAAGGCTTTAGAAATAAATTTTGGCAAGAATATATTGAATTAACTATAAAGGAGATAAAATAAAATGTTAGAAAAAGAAAAAATTGATGCTATGTTCGCTCCATCTAAAATAAACAGTAATGTCAGTCACCCTTCACATTATAACTCAGGTAATAAATATGAACCTATTGATGTAATTTTAGATTGGGAATTGAATTTTTGTTTAGGAAATGTAATAAAATATATTTTTAGAGCAGGTAAAAAAATAGATTTTGAAAATCAAAATCCGAAAGAAAAGGAAATTGAAGATTTAGAAAAAGCGATGTTTTATCTTAATTATGAAATAAATAGAATAAAAGAGAAGGAATAAAAATGCCTAAAAAAATTGATTTAACAGGACAAAAATATAATAGACTATTAGTTTTATATGAAATACCTGAAAGAAGAAATAACCGAATTTATTGGCATTGTAAATGCGATTGTGGAAACGAATGTGATGTTAGAGGAGATAGTCTTAAAAATGGAAGTGTTAAATCTTGTGGGTGTTTAAATAAAGAAATTATTATTAGAGATTTAACAAATCAACGCTTTGGAAAATTAATTGCTTTAGAGCCTACTAATAAAAGAAAAGGTACTAATGTTATTTGGAAATGCCAATGCGATTGTGGAAATTTTTGTGAAGTTGATACTGGGCATCTTACGACAGGCACAACCAAATCTTGCGGATGCCTAGTTAGTGAAAAAGCGAGTAAAGATATTACAAATCAGAAATTCGGCAAACTAATTGCTTTATACCCTTTAAAAGAAAGAGCTTCTGATGGAAGTATTATTTGGCATTGTAAATGCGATTGTGGAAATGAATGTGATGTTAGAGGACACAATTTAAGGTCAGGTCATACACAATCTTGTGGATGTATGAAATCAGCAGGGGAAGATAAAATACAAAAAATACTTACTCAAAATAACATTAATTTTATTAAAGAAAAAATTTTCTCCGATTGTATTGATAAAAGTTATTTAAAATTTGATTTTTATATTCCTGACAAAAATTATTTAATTGAATATGATGGAGTTCAGCATTATAATACTCTTTCTAAAACCAATCCTGCTTGGAATAATGAAAAAAATGTTTTAGAAGTAAAACGAAGAGATTTAATTAAAAATTTATATTGTTTAAAAAATAATATTATTTTAATAAGAATCCCTTACACTAAATATAATACTCTAATATTAGAAGATTTATTGCCAGAGACCTCTAATTTTATATTTAAAATAGAGAAAGACCCTGATAAGTTCGTTGAAGATTTGCAAAAAGCCATCTTCTATATTCAGCATAAGATAGACCAGTTTGAAGATTAATAAGGGTAAATCAAATTAATTTATCTTTTATAAAAATCAAATATATTACATTCCTTAAAATAAATAAATAACTAGGAGGAGAATATAATGTACTATATTAGAAAAAGGGATAATAGATTAGTTCCCTTTGACCCAGAAAAAATTAAAAGAGCTGTCCTTAAAGCTTTTCTTTCTGTTGATGGTGAAATTACAGACTATGCAAAAGAAAAGGCTAGAAATATAGCTGACTATATCGAAGGCTACATGGCAGGACAGCCAAATGAATTAACTATTGATGACATTCAGAAACTCGTAGAAAATGGACTTATGGCAGGTAAGAGACGTGATGTAGCTAGAGCTTATATTGAATACCGTCATGACCGCGACACTGCTAGAAAATGGAACAACCAAATGATGGCAGTTATGAGTGAAAAACTTCAGGCCAGTAATGTTCAGAACCAGAATGCAAATGTTGATGAGCATAGCTTCGGCGGTAGAAAAGGTGAAGCAGATTCTATTATTATGAAGCAATATGCACTTGATAACTGTATGTCTGAAAAATCAAGAAGTAGACATCTGAACAATGAAATTTATATCCACGATCTTTCTGAATATGCAGTAGGCATGCATAACTGCTTAACTATGCCTCTTGATGATTTACTTGCAAATGGATTCATTACACGTCAGACTGATGTGCGCCCCGCAAATAGTATTAATACAGCATTTCAGCTGGTTGCTGTATTGTTCCAACTCCAGTCTCTGCAACAGTTTGGTGGGGTTAGTGCTTCACACCTAGATTGGACTATGGTTCCATATGTGAGGAAGTCATTTTACAAGCATTTCTGCACAGCAACTACTTATATCTTAGTAGATGATGCTAAGTTAGTAAGACCAAGTGAAGATTGGTCTATTGATCATAAAGATTATAAGCTTGTGCCTATCTGGTATAAATATGCTCTAGATATGACGAAGAAAGAGCTTCAACAGGCAGTAGAAGGACTCTATCATAATCTTAACACACTCCAAAGTCGAAGTGGCAATCAGTTACCCTTTACTTCCATCAACTACGGTACGTGTACCTCAACCGAGGGCAGAATGGTAATCAGAGCGCTCCTTGAAGGAAGTATTAAAGGAGTAGGAAAATTCCATAAGACACCAATCTTTCCATGCGGCATATTCCAGCTTATGAAAGGTGTTAACCGAACTCCTGGAGATCCTAATTACGATCTTTATCAATTAGCTCTTGAATCTACCGCAAAGCGACTTTATCCTAATTATGCAAACTGCGATGTTCAAATGCAGAAAGATTGGATAAGCTATGATAGAAAACAAAAAGAAGAATATATAAATTCTTTATCTGAAAGTCAATATAATATTTTAATTCAAAGATTAGAAGAAAATCCTGAATTACAAAATATTTTAATGCTTGAAATTTACGAAGAGGAGGATGCTTAATATGAAAGAAATATGGAAAGTGTTCAGAGATTTAAAAGATGATAAGCATCCTTATGCTAGTACTTGGGAAGTTTCTAATTTTGGCAACATAAAAAGAGATGGAAACTTAATAGAGTTAAAAATTAATGATTGGGGCTATTATGCCCTAAGTTTTGGAATGGTACATAAAATAGTTGCTGAAACTTTTATTCCAAAAACTGAAGAAGATATTAAATTAGGTAGAAATAAAGTAGACCATATAGATGGTAATAAATTAAATAATAATGTAAATAATTTAAGATGGTGTACTCATGCAGAAAATGTTTCTTTTCCTCTTGCTCGTCAACATCAATATGAATCCGCGAAGGCTAATGGTTTTAAAGGTAGACCTCCT